CCTAGTAGAGCTTAGAGCTTTTTTTAAAGAAGCAGAGATTGTAGTCAAACCAAAAAAAGTTAAGACTGAAGGTGTCAGAACTGAAAGGTCTGCTAAACACTGGGGTCATTGCCAAATCTGTCAGAAGAGACACAAGATAGATGTTAAGACAAACAAGGTTGCTGACCACGGATTTACAATCGAAGGCTGGAGATCAGGAAGCTGTAAAGGAATCCATGCTTTACCACTGGAACTTTCATGTGACTTGGTTAAAGAAGAAATTGTTTTTTTAAAAGAAGCCATAGCTAAATACCAAGAGATGGAAAAACAAGGCAAAAAAGTTTTAGAAGGTTTTGCTGACAGATGGCACAGACAAGAAGAAGGTACTCCAATTTATGGCGAGCCTTTTAAGTACATCAAATATTGTGCACAAGACATCACAGTTTATGAAGGTGTTGTAGCAAAGTGGTATGCACTAGAGCTGAAAGACTTAGAGGAAGTTCAGTACGATGACTAAGTAGTTACCAAGAAAGGAGGGCAGACCGAATGGCTGCCCTTTTTTTTATGGTGTAGCTATGGCTACAATTCCGTCTGTTTTTTTCTTGGAGGTGTTTAGGTTGGTTATGCCAGAATCCACGATGCCACCAGTACCGAAAGACTGGATGCCTTCCTTGAGTATCTTTTCTTTCATCTCTGGAGTGATGCGAATGATGTTGGAATCTAAAATGTCGTAGTCTATTGTGCTAGGACCAAAAGTATCAACCGCATCTAAATCACCTTTATAGAACTCACCACCGTACTTGTTCGACAGCTTCTCCATGGCTGATGGTATTTTTTTGTCGTAGAGGGTTTCGTAGAACTTAGCGTACTCTTCTGAGTATCTTGCTTTCATGGGTGCTGAACCAGAGACGGATATGGCTGGCTTGCCTTCTTCTATTGCCAGTAAAAGCATTTTCTTTAACGCCATGTCGTAGTAGTCTTTTTTGTATGGGTAGTTGGGTACAAGGTCATCAATATCTCTTAAAGATGTATGAAGTTCGTCACTTTTTAATCTCATAACATCCCATCTATATTGGGATGTTGGGCTAGTACCTACTCCTACATCATAATTTAATAACTGATCTTCAAAATAAAGAAACTCAGAAACACCAATTTTTCTGTCAGCCCCTAGTTGCTTAAATTCATCTATTTGTTTATTAACTGCTTTCAAACCATCCTGTGATATGTTTCCTTTTCTAAAACTTTGATTAATTTTTGGTGTTAACTCTTCTTCTAAGAAGGTTTCAAAAAATTCATCAAATTCTTTACCAGCATTATTTGCTTTAGTCTGCATTTCTGCTCTGTTCTCAGGTGTGTCATAACCGTCCTGTGAACCTTTGGTGTGTATGTCTGACTGAATTTCGTCACCGTGTAGTGTGTCAGTGCCGTCAGCGAGCTTCCTGTCTCGAATAAGTGCGTGAGCTATTTGGTTGTCATCATCAAAGTGATCAAAGCCACCGTGTCTGACTGGAGCGTTGTCCCAGTTGAACACAACCTCTCGGTAGTTAGAACCACCGGGCAGACTGTTATCAACTTGACCTTTCCATTTCGTTCCACCATCATCAGCAAAGTCATCATAACCTGCAATACGCACTGGGTCGCCACCACTTTCATCTATGGCGTTACGGAGTTGTATCTGAGCTTCTGATTCGCTGTAAGCTATGTTGTCTTTGTTGGTAACTCTTTCGCCATCGACAAAAAGTTGGTAACCCACATTACCGTTGCCAAAGGCAAAAGTCTCGTCACTTATTTCAGTGCCTATAGAGTGTCTTTGCAGTTGTGGTTGTATTCTTATGTAGGGGTCGTTCATGTAATCATTTTTTGCCGATCTGTCTATGGACGCTTCTAACACTTCATTGTCAACTTTTTGCATGTCCGCAAAAGACTCGATAGGTGCAACACCGTATTCATCTGAAAAAGCATTGTAAATACGGAGAATATCGTCATCAGGTTCATAACCTACATTAATATCAGCTTTTAAGTCATCTATCATGTGTTGATACAGTTTAGAGCCATCCAGTGGGTCTTCTAGTGGTGTGGAATTGGTAAATTCTATGGTGGGCATACCAGCATCCTCGCTTAAGATGTTCGTGCTGACTTTTACTTTGTTGCCACTGATGCCTTCAATGGTTTCTCTGACTGTAGCATTAGGGTTGGCGGCTACGAACTCATCCAAACCAAGAAACTCTAATTCTTTAGGCTTCACGCCTTTGTTGGTAGCACCTTCAGATTTAGCCCATTCGGTAATCTGTTTGCCTTTCAGGTTGGCTGGTGCTTTCGTGATCAAGGCTTCCATCGTAGGAGAGGTAAAACCGAGATCGTCTTTGGCAAAAGTATTCACGTCTGCTTGTAACATCTTTTTCGTTTCATCGAGTGCGGTGATGCCTTTTCCGCTCTTGCTACTTTTAGCGGTAGCTTTAGCTACTGCACCCAAGGCTCCTAAGCCTTTTAAACCAGTACCGACAGTGGCTCCAAGGACAGGACCTACAACTGGAGCTGCGTAGAGAGCATCGCCAGCGACTCCCAGTCCTTGCATGATGGCATCGAAGTAACCTCCAAAGCCTCCACGCTTTAAATTCTCTGCCATTGATGGATAGGGTTCGTTGGAGAAAGCTTCTGTGAAGGGTTGTTCAAAAGAACCCAATGATGGATATAGACCCTTTGCGTCTGCAATACCAGCTCCCGGTGCTAACATACCTGTTACATTAGCTACTTGACCAGCGGATGGCGTGAACTGTTCAGCTGTGTCTCGCCTTACTTGGTTCTCAAGTTGTTGTTGCTGTATTGCTTGTTCCAGTAAATCCCTAAGTGACATTAATCGATTCTATCACTACTTGTGGTCTAGTGAAAAGGAGTTCCAGTGAACCACACAACGACTGCATAGCGTTCACCAGAGGTCACTGGATTGATCTTGTGCGGTATAAAGCTACTGAAAGCTATGACATTGCCAGTCTCAGGCTTCTGGCAAGTCCCTTCTTCACTGGTTCTGAAGCAAATCTCGCCACCTTCGTATTCATCGTTGAGTATTATGGACACGCTGACCTTCCGAGAGGCTGCGGTGCCATCTGATCCTATGTCGATGTGGTAGTTGTAACCATTGGATGGTGCTTTGTAGTGTACGATCTGTGCTTTCTCTATGCCTGAAAGATCGTACTTGAAGTAAAGATTAACCATCTTTGCAACCTTTTGTAAGATGTCGTACAACTCTGTAGCTTCGTACTCAATAAAGTACACTTGTGCATCTCTGGTGGAGTTGTCTGTGGCTTCTTCGCCTTTCTTGTGCACTTTCGCCTTGGTGGGTGTAGCGTCAACCAAGTAATCCATGAACGCTTGCACTTCTTCGCTGGATAAAGCCATGCCTGTAACTCCGTGCTTGGGAGCTTGTTTCGTCATTCGTGCTTATCTTTGTAGGTTTGCCAGTTTCGCAACAGTATCTCTAACCAGTCGTCCATAGACATGATTGCCATTTTTTGGTTGTCCACCTCCCATTCGGGATTGATGGCGTAAAAAGGTATGGCAACTCTGGTGGGAACGCGATTGAACTTAAAAATCAGAACTGGGATGGTACCTTCTTCATCTGCTGTGAAGCACACTTGATTCCACCACTCTGTTTTTAACCAGTTGCCTTGTTTGTAATGTTTGCACTCGATGGAATGAAATGGAATATTTATATCTGATAAATTTTTTGTCTGATATTGGTCGAGGTTGCGTTTGCAAGTTATGTTGAAATTATTTTGTAAAAAAAATTCGTTCAGGATTTTTACGATGTCTCTTTCGTAACTAGCACCTTTGGTTCGTGAGTTAATTGGCATGGTGGCAAAATTTTTCGATGCAACTTTTTTTCATAGCAAATGTAGTCATGTGCAAAGTATAGCATCTTATAAGTGGATTCATATTTTTTGGTGATTCAGTGTACCAAACTTAGCTATAACTATAACTGCACGAGGCTCTGGCTATTTGGGGGTGTAGGGGTCAATAAATTAATCCTGTCCACCCAAAAAACCTGATCCTAGGGACTCCAAGGCTTGCTGAAGAGAACCAGAAAAGCACAGGTGTTAGCCCTCTGTTCACAAGTTTGCACAATCATGCAAAGATGTGCATGTTAGCATACACTCGTAAGCTATTGATTCTATTGGGCTTTCTTAGAAAAAATGAATTTCTCTGGATTTTTGAGCTCTCAACGGGAGAGCACTCCATTACTTAGTTAGCATCTCACTTATCCTTCGGCGAGTAATCCGAGACTTCTGCTCCGAGTATCTTGCCCAGTCTCTCCTTGATATCCTCCTTACTCATGCGGTCAAGGTTGGCGTTGATGTTGATGTTCTGCGAGCGATTGATGGACAATCCTCCCAGTTGATTGAGCTCCTTAATGGCAGAAACCGCAGCGTTAAACTGACCGTTCTCATACGATTTCTCCATGATCTTCCACAACATTGTGCCCGTCTTCTGTGGTGTGATGGCGTACTTCTCAGCCAGCTCATCCTGTTTGATCCTGATGGCTTTGACTACCTTCGGGTGATGCGTGCCACTAAGCAACTTGTTGGCACTAACAGCTGGGAACTCGAAGCCAGCTTTCCTAGCTGCTTCAGTTTGTGTGCAAGCACCTTCGGTGTAATGCCACACGAATGACGACTGCATCTCAGTCAGTCCAAACTCGTGGTCTTTCTCAAACTGTGTCGGAGCACTCACGATCTTCTCCTTCGGTTTTCTAGGTCGTCCAGCCATCTTTACTCCTCGACCAAGGCAATGAACTCACCCTCGTCTGTCTTGATTATTGTTATTATGTTCTGTCCTTTGAGCTTACGCTCCACCGCCATGTAAGTGTTAGCAACCACAAAGTGAGTGGTAAATTCATAGTCCTCTTCTTCAGTCTTTAACAGTATTGATTTCAGTAAACTCATGACAACAGTGTACCAAGGGTAGTGTACAGCTCCCAAACACTTCCTGTAGTGTTCTCTCTATAAACCATCGTTTTATACGTTATACTCCTTTATTAATATTTATATATATATATAGTACACTACTAACCTATAAGAGAAGGAAAGCCTTATAAACAAAGGAAAAATTGACAGGGTACCCAACAGTGTACAGCTACCTCTCCTCACCCTCTTTGACACACTGCCACTGCACATCTCTGCATACTTTCGCACATTGTTATACATCTTCGCACACCTCGTCTCGCCCCTTGAAGTGTACCCTAACGAAATATTTGCGTACTAACCCTACCAAAGTGAACACAAAAGTTTGCACTACTGCCGTGACTGGCACGCTGAGTTCCATCCAAGTGGTGGCACTTAACACGAGGAATGCTATCGGAAACGCCATGAAGAAGCCGATGGCTACATCGCTTACAGCCTCTCTGGCTGCCGATCTATCTATTGTCATAGCTGACCCTCAAACTCGCCCTGATGCCATGCTTATTCAGCACCGCTTTCAACTCCGCTAAGGACTCGTCAGTCTCAGGTCT